TTTCGCTTTTGTTTTTGGTGCGCGCGCCGCGTCGGCCTGTTGGACAAGGCCGCGGCGCTTGTTCTGACCTACCTCCTGTATAGGCTGGCGATTGGCGGCGCTGAACCAATTCGACCCGATCGAGTTTGATCGCGCGTACGTGCAAGCCTGGGGCCTGTATGGGTTCCTGCGTTTGGCATGGGCGCGCATCGAACCGGGGACGCCGTTCCTAGACAACTGGCATCTAGAGGAAGTCTGCAACCATTTGGAGTTGGTTTCAGAGGGCGTGATCAAGCGCCTTGTGATCAACATCCCGCCCGGCACCGGCAAATCGATCTTGACCAACGTGTGTTGGCCCGCGTTCACGTGGATCAACCAACCCGGCAAGAAATGGATCTTCGCCTCGTACGCGCCCGACTTGTCCGCGCGCGACGCGCGCCGGTCGCGCGAGCTCATAGACTCGGAGTGGTTCCAAGCGCGCTGGCCCACGGTCAAGCTACGCGATCGAGCCGACACCAAATACCGGACGAGCGCGAACGGGTGGCGCTTCTCCACGTCCGTTCGCGGCGAGGTCACCGGACGTCACGCGGATATTCAAGTCTGCGACGACCCCATCAAACCGATCCTGACGCAAGGCAAGGCCGCGGTAACCCGTAACGAAATCGATTTCGTCAACACGTGGTGGGACAGCACCATGGCCTCGCGCATGGCGAATCCCAAGACCGCCGCGCGCGTGATCATCATGCAACGCCTGCACGAGGACGACTTGTCTGGGCACGCGCTCGAGTCCGGGGACTACGTACACCTTAGATTCCCCATGCGGTTCGAGCCCGACGACGCGTGTATTACGCCTTGGGGCGGCGACCCACGCACCGAGGACAAAGCCCTCCTACACCCGGACCGGTTCGGCGAGACCGAGGCCGCCATGCTGGAAAAGGACCTCGGCGTGTACGCCGAAGGTCAGTTGCAGCAACGCCCCGGCAAGGTCGGCGGTCAGATTTTCCGGGGCGATTGGTTCAAGTTCTGGGATCACGACACGCTGGCCGAGCTCGGGTGCCGTGCCGACGGGCACGGGTTCGACATGCTGCTTTGTTCCTGGGACATGACGTTCAAGGACACGCTCGGCAGTGACTACGTGTGTGGCCAAGTCTGGGGCCGCAAGGCCGGGCAGTTCTTCCTACTCGATCGCGTGTACGAGCGCTTGAACTTCCCCAACACGCTCGCGTCCTTTCAGGCCATGTGCCGGCGCTGGCCGCGGCTCGGCCCCAAGCTCGTAGAAGACAAGGCCAACGGTCCAGCCGTGATCGCCACGCTCGACCGCAAGATCACGGGCCTGATCGCGCGCGAGCCGCTCGGGTCCAAGATCACTCGAGCCAACGCCGTGTCGTACCTACACAAGGCGGGAAACGTGTTCTACCCGTCGCCCGAGATCGCGCCGTGGGTCAAGGCTACGTCGACAGAGGGCGGACACGTCGCCAACATGTTGGGGTTCCCGCTCGCGCGCCACGACGACACCGTGGACGCCGAAACCCAGGCGCTCGCGTACTTTGTGGAAAACGATAACGCGCTGTTCGAGGTGCTCGCACAGCTCGCTAAGCAAGGAAAGATCGTCCGATGACCTATGCAAACATACTAAGCAACTGGATGGGGGCGACGCTCCGGACCGACGCTTGGACCAACGGCTATACGGGTTTCGGCACCACGCGCGACAAGACCACATACACAAACATCGCCGGGATGTTCGACCTGACCGACCAGGCTTTGGACTACCTATACCACGGCGACGATCTGGCCGCGCGCATTGTCGACACAGTTCCAGAGGAGATGCTCCGCAAGGGATATTGCTTGCAGCTCGGCGACGAAAGTGGCGACTTGGAGACCGAGACAAAGCGCGAGCTCGACAAGTTGAACGCTAACGAGAAACTCCTAGAGGCCATGGTCTGGGCGCGCACGTACGGCGGCTCCGTCATGGTGCTGGGCGCCGACGACGGGCGCCCGGCGGCGACCCCTCTGGACGCGACGCGAGCCGATAAGCTCGCGTTCCTGGAAGTGATCGACCGGCGATACGTCCAACCCATGTCCTACTACTCGGCGGGCCCCAAGTCGGGCGAGCCGGAAACGTACTGGCTCGGCAACCCCGGTCAGGTGCCGCGCAGCCCGTACGTGATCCATGAGTCGCGCTTGCTTGTGTTCCGCGGCGCGCGTACGTCCGTGACGGTTCGGCAAAAGCACCACGGCTGGGACCAATCGATCTTGCAACAGCCCTACGAGGTGCTGCGCGCGTTCGCCACCGGGTTCAAGGCCGTGGAAACCTTGCTTACGGACGGGCCCCAAGGCGTCTACAAGATCAAGGGTCTGGCCAGTTTGCTGGGCTCGAATAAGGCCGCCTTCGAGGCTCGCGTACAGGCCGTGGAAATGTTCCGGTCCGTGATGCGCGCGATCGTCGTGGACGCGGACGGGGAAGGATTCGAGCGCGCGTCTTTCTCGTTCTCGGGGATCCCCGAGGTGCAAGACAAGCTCATGTTGCGCGTCGCCGCGGCCGCTCGTATGCCGGTTACGCTGCTCATGGGCCAAAGCCCGGCCGGCATGAACGCGACCGGCGAAAGCGACTTTCGGTGGTTCTACGACACCGTGTCTACCCGGCAGGTCAACGAACTCTCGCCCAAGTTGCTCCGCTTGCTAGAGGTCCTTTTCTCCACGCGCGAGGGGCCGACCGGCGGCAAGGTGCCGGACGATATCGCGATCACGTACGAGCCGCTCTGGACTCTCTCGCCAAAAGAGGAAGCCGAGCGCCGCCTTGCCGTAGCGCAGGCCGACAAGATTTATTTTGACATGGGCGCAATCACGCCGGAGGAGGTCGCCCTAAGCCGGTTCGGGGATCGCGGTTGGGAGGACGGCTACGAAATCGACCGGGACTTGCGCGAGAAACTCTCGGACGACGCCGAGGAAAGGCTTACCAATGCTGCTACAGCCGAAACTGTACGAGATCCGCAAGCGCCTGAAGCGCCGTCCGAAGACAAGGGCCCAGCGGTACGCAATGGCGCCCAAGCCGCCCGCCGGGGTGATCCTAGCGTGGCGAAAGGTCCTCCGGGGGGTCGTCGCCCGGCTACGTGATCGGGTCGAACGCGACGTGCTGGCGCACTACGCGCCGGCGCCCGCGCGCGTAGACGGGCCCGGGGATACTCGCAGCGCCTTGGACGCACTCCGGCTGCTCGTCCTCGATGACTCCTACGACGAGCAAGCCGCCGAGGTCGGCGCGCGCACGGCGTCCGCGAACGCGCGCGAGTTCGGGCGCGTGTTCAAGATCGACGTCCCGGCGATACAGCCTGGCATCCAACCCACGCTCGACACGTTCCGCAAGGCCAACGCGGACCTGATCACTAGTCTCCAGGCCGACGCCCTGGACGAGGTCGCCGAGCTCGTGGACGACGCTTGGACGAGGGGGACGCGCGTAGAAGACTTGCGAAAGCAAATCCAGGACCGCTTCGACGTCACGACCTCGCGTGCAGACTTGATTGCACGCGATCAAATTCTAAAGCTAAACGGACAAATCACGCGGACGCGTCAGATCAGCGCCGGCATCACAGAATACATTTGGACTACATCCAATGACGAGCGCGTGCGCGAGGACCACGACGCCTTGGACGGGACGCGCCAGCGATGGGACGCGCCGCCGGTCACGGACACGCGCACGCGCGAGACGAACCACCCGGGCGAGGACTACCAATGCCGGTGCGTTGCGGCGCCGGTGCTCTCGTTTCTGGAAGACGGTGAAGAGTGACCCGTAAAGTCACGGTGTTTGACACGGCCCTAGTTTCGGCATAACTTAAATACTGTGAAGTAAGCGCCCGACCTGAACGCGTCACGTCACACCGTGGCGCCTTTTGGCCGGTCGCTAACGACAAGATGGCACGACGGTTTGACGCTGGCAGACTTGGCAAGATCGCGCGCACTCCGCAAGGTGGCGTACGCGTTCCCGCTTCGCTAACGCGCGTCGGGATCTTCGCGTACCGGAACGCCGATGGCACCACGAGGCGGGAACTTCGCCCGCCCGAGGAAGTGTTTCGAGACGATTCCCTAGCTACCTTGCGGAGCGCGCCGGTCACTGAGGGGCACGCCGCGTGGGTTACTCCGGCCAACTGGAGTAAGTTCACGCTCGGCACCGTAAGCGAAAGCAGCGTCCGCAAGGACGGCGATCTGGTCGCCGCGGAACTGGTCGTGCAAGAGGGCCGGACGATCGCGCGCGTGGACGCGGGCGAGCTTCAAGAACTCTCGTGCGGGTATACGCTGGACTACGACCCGACCCCGGGGACGTGGAACGGCGAGCGCTACGACGGCGTCCAACGCAACATCGTTTACAACCATGTCGCGTTGCTGCCCGTAGGCCAGGCCCGCGCGGGGCGCGAGGCCGCCCTTAGGCTGGACTCCGCCGACGGCGAGGCCGCCGCGTGGTGTGAAGAACAAATTTTTGGCGCGCCCAGCGCCGACGACAGCGCCGAACCGGCACGGACCGACAGCGACGAACCAAGGATCATTTTTCTATGAAAATCCATTTCAAGGGCAAAGAGTACGACCTCTCCAAGGCCGACGACGTCTCGGCGTTCACTGCCCGACTGGACGAGATCGAGGCGGCCTCGGCGACTGTTGCAGCCGCAGTAGCAACCGCACATACCGAGCGTGATCAGGCCTTGGCTCGCGCCGACGCCTCGGACGCCGCGCTCAAGAAAGCGGAAACCGACTTTGCCTCGCGCCTGGATTCCGGGATCGCGGCTCGCGTCGACTTGCACACCTCGGCAACGCGCGTCCTTGGCGGGGACTACGATCCCAAGGCCAAGACCGACCGCGAGATCATGATCGACGTGGTCCGAGCGGACGACGAAAACTTTACGGGCAAGGACCCGGCCGGCGCCGAGCGCTCGGCGGATTACGTTCGCGCCCGCTTCGACGCGGTCGTGGAAAAGGACGTTCGCGTGGACTCGATCGGCAACGCCCCGCGCGTGGCCCGTCAAGTTCGCGAGGGCGCCACCACGCGTACGGACGGCGTCCCGGACGTCGAGAAGTCTCACGCCGAAATGGTCGAGGCTAACCGCAACGCGTGGCAGAAGCCCGCGCCTGGGGCCAACTAATGGGCGGCAGGCAAGTCCCGGTAGCTGAAATCATCGCCGCAAGTGCGGCGGCGTATTTCGGCGACGGCTCCGACGGTTCACCCGACGTATCGAGCGGCACGATCACGTTCGCTCGTGACATGTACTATTCCGACGTCGCATGGGCGGCCGAGGAAACCGGCGTAATCAATACGGCCGGCTATCGCATGTACGTGTCGGGGCTTCTCGACCTGACCAACGCACCGGCGGGCGCGATCAAAAACAACGGCGGCGCCGGCGGCGCTTCCGCTGTGACTGCTGCCGGCACGGCAGGCGCGGCGGGCTTAGGTGTCACCGTACCTCCTGGCACGGTCGGCACGGCTGGCCCTGCCGGCGGCACCACGACCGGATCACAGGGCTCGGCTCCGACGGCGGCCAACAACGGCGGCGCCGGTGGCGCGGTCGCGGCGGGTGGCGACGGCGGAAGCGGCGCGGGCGGCGCGCTGGCGACAGCCGTAGCGCAGACCGCAACCATTCCGGTGCGTGTCTTCAAACACGACCTCTTGCGCGGCGCGACTTTGCTAACCGCGGGCGGCGGCGCCCGAGGCGGCTCGAGTGGCGGCGGCGACGCGACCGCCGGCGGCGGCGGCGGCGGCGGGGGCGGCGGCGGCGGAACCGTGTTCATCGCAGCTCGCAAGATCAAGCGCACCGCGGCCACGACCGCTAGTTGCATTCAAGCCAAGGGCGGCGTCGGCGGAGCCGGCGGCGTTCCCGCTGGCGGCGACCGAGGCGGCGGCGCGGGCGGCGCGGGCGGCGGCGGCGGATGGGCGTTCATCGCCTATGCCGACCTAGACGGCGTCTTGGCCGAGGACGCGATCGACGTGTCCGGCGGCAACGGCGGGGACGGCGGCGTCAAGACCGGCGCGGGAACCGACGGCACCGGAAGCTCCGGCGGTTCGAGCGGGCGCGTCACTCTGTTCGACCTCGCAAATCAAACCGTCACCGACTCGACCGGAAGCGCGGGCGCGGCCGGCACTCTGACCACCGGCGGCATCGGCCACGTCAAGACTCTCGACCTCTAAGGATCAAATCAATGGCTGTTCAAACTTCGTATGGTGTGGATCGTGTCATCGCTTACGCCGGCATGTTGGCCGACGCGAGCTCGTGCCGGAAGATCACCAAGATCGCCGGCGCTGCTACTTCGTTCGGGCTGGGCGTCGCACAGCGCGAGACCCAAACGGACGGTGTCGAGGAAGCGGCCCCGCCGACGACCGACGACGACGTGTTGGAACACTTTCGCGGCATTGCCCTCAAGGACGAAACCCGTCTGAACGGCGACGGCTACGAAGCCAACGACCCCATGTGCCTGCTCACCAACGGAGCCGTATGGGTCCCGGTGGAAGAGTCCGTGGACGTGGATGGCGCCGTCTATTGCCGACATACGGCCAGCGGCGAAAATACCGTGCTCGGCAAGTTCCGGAGCGACTCGGACACGAACACGGCCGCGCAAGTTCCCGGCGCCCGTTACGTCAAGATGAACGCCGACGCCGATCTGGCGCTGGTCGAAATCAACCTGCCCTGATCTGAGGAACAAGGACCACCACCATGAATCTCGCACTCTATTCGGCGTTGCTCGGCTCGCTGCAAGTCGTCAACCCCCGCACCGGCCGCCTGGACGCGGACGACACCGCGTTCTTGGCTCGCCAGATCGAACACGTTCGGTCGACCATTTACGAGCGACGCTTCCCCGCGCTGCTCGCGCGCACGTTCCTCCCGACCGCTACGGACGTCCCTTCGTGGGCTTCCCACGTGGTGGAAGTTCAGTACGACTCGGCCGGCCGCGCGAAGGTCATTGCGAACGGCTCGGACGATTTCCCGCGCGTGGACGTGGTCGCCAGTGAATCGGCCTTCAAGGTCGTGTCAATCGGCGACGCGTACGGCTATACGCTCATGGATCTCCGTCAGGCTTTGGCCACGGGTACTCCGCTTCAAGATCGCAAGGGCGCGACGGCGCGCCGCGTGATCGAGACCGGGATCGACGAAATCCTTGCGACCGGCCAGCTCGACACCGTCGAACAGGCGTTCGGCATGGTCGGCTTCCTGAACGCGTCCGCCGTGGACGACGTCGCTCCGGATAACGATCCTTGGGCTTCGGCGACGCCGGACGAAATGGTCGCCGACATGAACAAGTTGGTGGACGCGCCGAGCGAGAACACGAACGAAGTGTTCGAGACCACCGATCTGATTCTGTCGCCCGCGCTTTTCCGCTTGGTCAACAAAACCAAGATGGGAAGCGGCACGGACACGACGACATTGGAGTTCTTCAAGAAAACCAACCCCGGCGTGAGCGTGCACAAGTGGCACCGGTGCGCGGGCGCGGGTGCCGAGGGCAAGGATCGCATCGTTGCCTACCACAAGTCGCCGGAAGTGATCGAAGCCCTGGTAACCCAGGAGTTCGAACAGCTCCCGCCCCAGGTTCGAAACCTGGAGACCCTGATCCTTTGCCACGCGCGTTGCAGCGGCGTTCGGATCCATCACCCCATGGGCATCAACTACATGGATCTGACGGCCCCGACGTGAAATTCCTAAATCGATCCAAGCGCGGGATGCACGGGCCGCGATCGACAGGAACTCCCGCGAGGTTTCATTTCAAGCCGGGCGTGAACGACGTTCCGGAGTCGTACCTGGAAGGCTTGTCCGAAAAGCAACTAGGGTACCTGATCGCGGTCGGCACGTTGACGGATCTCCCCTCGCCGGAAGCGGCGCCGGAGATCCCGCCCGTGCCGTCCACGCCGGAGCCGCCGCCCTCGGGCGGCTTCGTCAAGCTCCCGAAAGACACCGACGCCGCGCTGGTCGCGGTCGCCGCGTGTTCGGACGGAGCTCTCTTGTCGACTTGGTTCAATCTCGAAACGGCGCGGCCCGCCGTGTCGGACGCAATTCTGGAACGGCTGAAAGCGCTTGACGTCCAGTGACCCTCGCCCAGTTCCGCGCGCGATTCCCTGAGTTTTCGACGGCCGCCAACACACTGGTGTCGGCCGTCCTAGACGAAGCCGCGTGCGAACTGGACGAGACGGATTTGGGCGACGCTTACGACGCCGCGCACGGATTGCTGACGGCACACAAGTTGGCGACCAGCCCGTTCGGGCAAGCCGCCCGCATGCTGAACGAGAAGGGCGAATCGACCTACGAGAAGTCCCTAGACGGGACGATTCGCCGAACCATCACGGCTCTGTCGGTCACCTAACATGGCACGTACTGTCCTCGAACGATCTGGCCCTGTGACCCGCTCGGGTGCCGGCAAGGCCCTGCCGCGCGGCGGCGAGGGCGCGC